ATTCGCTGTCGGGCCTGTCACAACGGTTATGCTCGGCATCTTTCAATTGCAGTTCCAGCTCGTGGCACTTATGAATCCATGCCAGCTTATCAGACTGTTCGTTACGAAGCTCAACGTATAACGCATCAATCTTGGCGTCACGCTGGGCGATGCGTTCTTCCAGCCAGTCAACCTGCTTACGCTCGTTCTCATCCTCCATCGAATCGGCGGATGCATCCTCTTTCCGTGCGTTCGTCTTGCGGTTCACCCAAAACGTGACACCCCAGCGGACAGCCTCCAATCCCCCGAAAGCCCCGATTATAGCCAACCAGTCGTTTAATTCCATTCTGTCTATTGTTTATCTGAATTATAAAAATACACACCTCAAAGATATCCCTATCCGTTTGCATCATCGCTGCCAAAGCCCCGAAATCCATTGCCACGATATGACAATAAAAAAAGAGCCTGCTACGGAATTTAATCCGCAACAAGCTCTTGGTCTTACACATCTGCAAAGATAAAAAATCACATTCCTGTTTCAAACTTTTTCACCTAAAAAAATAGTAGAAATAGATACATGGTAGAAAGTGGGTAGAATCCTAAGAAAAATATCTTTTGTTCTACCCTATTTTTTGAACAGAACTTATCTGATTCATTTTCAATGCTGTTTCCAAGTTCCCCCGGAACTTAGGCGGATGAAAGGAGATATTATGGCAAAAATGCATAAACTGACCAAGGGTGGACAAACCATATTCCCGGCTACCATCTATGACGCAGTGGTCAATCCCAAAACACGCAAGAGTCTGGCTATGGAACTAGCTGAATTAGCTCCAAATGACTCCCTTTCTAATTATGTGATGAAACTTGTTGATAATTCCACAACGTTGTACGACAAGATTGTGATAAGAGATAACGTCAAGATTATTGCCGGAACAAAAGAATATGTAAATGACAGTGATTATCTTTGTATTGAGGTCAGCAGGGAGGACAGTCCGGCGTTTATTCTATTCAAGGATATTTTGAAGAATACGGGTAACACCCCTACGGCGTTGGCATATATAGATGATGATACAGGAAGATTCAGTTATAATACAGAAATTGGAACGTACTCATTCACTCTGAATACCAAACTCGTGTATAACAAGGTTTCAATGTGTTTTGCCAAGAATGGTGGTAAAATATTTCTTGAGAACCTTGTCAATTACTGGAACAAGGAGTACGATCTTCCGGTCAATGTCCTGAGTGATTATAGAGTGAGAGGAAATTCCATGCTTGATATGGAAAACGCACTACTGAATGTGCGGTTTATAAAAGGCGCTACCGGCTATATGCAGAATTCTGATGGATGGGCCATTTATCCGATATTTAAAGTAAAGAATACCGATAAAATTTGGGCAAACCAATATTATAGCGTGACATTTTTTATTCTGGATTATAAGGGTGCTATAATAACTACCGGTTCGTTCAAGACGCAGACGGGCATGGGACTTCCGGCATCCTATTTCCAAATTGCGAATTATGCGGATATAGCAAACATGGAAGAAGTCAACATGATTATAACCAGTAATGTGTCCTCTTTGGTTGTGACCAAAGACTCCCCTTCCAATTCTGCGGAGTATTGGATTAAAAATCCCGATCTGCTGAAAGAAATCAATGCGGTGGAAGAAGCACCGGTGGATGACCGTATTTATGGCAGAAAGAATGCACAGTGGGAGAAGATGGGTGAGAGCCTGTCGCTCGCTGAAACAAAAACATACAATCTGTTTAACGGCAATCTGACCAATGCGTATCTTGACGCGTCAACCGGTGCGGTTGTATCCAATCCCTCATACCGTATCACGGATTTTATAGACTGTCCATCAGAAGGAGTCATTTCCGTTCAGGGTGTTACATCAGGACATATATATTGTTATACAGATGATGGTACATATATTCCGAAACGGGAACTGAACACACAAGGTGGTAGTTCCCCTTATCTTATGTTCGCAGCCCGTAAAGGAACCTCTAAGATACGGTTTGAGTTCCACATTAATAACAAGACAGGTGATTTGATGGTAAAACTGGGCGGAGGTGGAGACAGGACACCGTATATCAGTCATGTGAAACAGACTGTGTCGACTGACTATCTGTATCTTTACCGGATAGTCCGTAACTGGGATATCAGAACATGGTGGACCGGCAAAATTACTGATACATTGGGGGACAGCATCTCTCAGAATCCCGGATACCAGTTTTTTATAGACCGGATGTTAGGTACGATGTCACAATGGCACGGAATCGGAGGAACGCGTATCAGCGGCTCAAATGGTAATGCTTTCTGGCAGGATATCCGTATCAATGCTCTCGCAGAAGATGCGGTATTGATAAATGTCGCAGGAGGAACCAACGACAGAGGCGGCTACACATTGGGAGATATTTCCATATCGAACCATGATACAAACACACTTTGCGGAGCGATCAATGTGCTCCTGTCCAAATTATACTACAGATATATGAAAGTGAAAGGATACTATAATGAGGTGGATTACACCGGAATTAATCAGGTGCTTGTCGCACGTAACATCAATATCCTGTTTGTCTTACCTCCTCACGTGTGTGAAACTTCTACCGCGGTAAACAATATTTCCGCTGACATGATCAAGGTTCTGAATCTGTGGGGGATCAAATACGTTGAATCCAAATTGCAGACCGGTATCAATGATATGAACAAGACTTGGTTTTACAGCCATTATACTGATAATACCATCATTGACCCGACACACGGAGGCATACCTTACTATGAAAGGATCGCCCGTGAAATAATTGCCCGAATGATGGAAATGACTCCTGTCGCAGACATTGAGGCTATGGCGGCTTCCACACGTACATATACTGTTACAATGCAGCAGGGAAACGGCTATCAGCTTGAAGCATATAATAACAGCGTGTCTCCCGTTTCTGAAGGTGGGGAGTTTAGTGTAAAGCTGACCATACAGGAGGGATACGATGGTAGCTCGGCTAGCGTAAAGGCTAATGGAAGCTCTGTTGCCAAAGACAGCACTTTATCAGCTCCCGGACTTGATATTTATACAGTGAAGAATATAATGGAGAATGTGACCATATCGGTTGAGGGAATTGCTACGACATAAAATTTTATATCAAACAAGACCATTATATCAAATGTTTTTTAATTTTGTTCTTGAAATTTTAAAAATATAAGAATATGGATGAAAAACAAAGAAACATCAGTCAATTAGAACGAGTAGTATCTAGTTTAGAATATCATTTAGAGAAATATAAGGAATCTAAATGTAAATCTAAAAATGGGAGGCTCCAAAAAGACCGTAAACATGCTTTGGATGATATGTTTACTCACGCTAAATATATGAAAGCTGAATTGGAACAAGTTTATCCAATTATAAGCGATGGTTCACCTTCGTATTTTCAATTTGAAGATTTTGGGAAATATGCGGAAAGTGATGTTCCTAATTATATAGAAACTTTAAAAAACTATATTGAAAAATTGAAACAGGACACAAGTGGATCTGTAGAGTAATGAGTTTACTATTAAGGGCTGACCTTATCCCTAGGTCAGCCCTTATGCTTAAAACCATTCCGCATCCGGGTGTACTTCAGCAGACAGATGGTTCATTATTCTGATAATTAATTCTCGTATCATATTATTAAAACTTTTACTGTTATGGTAGATAATAATCCCCGGTTTCTATTCTTTCTCCCTCCACATAACCAAGTTCAAGCAAAGTATTCCACATTTTAGCAGCCCAAATATAGGATAATAAATTATTCTGATGAATTTTATCACTGCCGGGCCAAAAGAGTGTTTCATAATCCGATGCTGTATATTGACCTTCTATAATACCTAACGCTTGTCCATCATAAACTGCTTGTCCTTGAGTATAAGCGCGAAGATTGATATATCTTGCACCAAAACATTTATTAGCTTGATATATTAATTTAGCATTTGTCGCAACTAAAGGGGTAGAACAAACAATATATTTCTCAGAAAAATTATTAGCAGATGACCTAACCATATTAACCCAATCTTCTTCTGATTCATATCCAGAATTCTGACCTGTAAACCATATATGAGGATAGTCCTTGTCGTCATACAATGCAGCGTCAAAAAACACATTGCCTACACCTATCTTGGTTTCTCTTCCTTCTTCCAACCTTGTAAATTCATACAATAAAGAGGTAGCCAAACTATCAAAATAAATTTCCCCTTGATTGATAGGCAATAGCTCACTGCACTTGAATAATTCAGAGTAATGATATTGTCCCTTACTGTCTATATAGCCATCTCTTGTTGCATTGGTTTCAATATCTACTGTATCTTCATTTATTGTTATATGCGGTTCTCCAACATTTGGGTTATTTATTGTAAATGCGTATTTTGTTGCACTAGATGGTATTGAATGAGTACCTGTCTCGGATAGACTTTTTATAAATGTTCCATTCTCTGTATAAAATACTATACCAACAGCGTCAATGGCTTGCTTTGCCAGTTTCCCTCTTATTCCATTTATAACTACTTGTACATTCTGACCACTAGATATACTATTATAAGGTGTATCTTGATAATTTCCGTCACTTTTTATCCATGCACTTTCTAAAGCACAAATGACAGTGCCGTTAGCTGGGATGGTAAATTCACCTTTAACCCTTATACCTATGCCTCCTGCCCTCGTTAAATTGCCAATAGTTTTTTCACCTCCTTGTGTATGCGGAATTAGTTCATAACCTCTGTTTTTTAATATATTACCTAATTCGTATCTTATAAGAGCCGTATCATTACCACACAGTGAATCTCCTACTATAACAACTCTTTTAGGCTTAGGCTTTTCAGAAGAGATTCCTGCTTTATAAACAACGACACTTGGTTCCCCAACAGCAATAAATTCATTGTCTGAAGTGGATTTACATTGTAAAATTAATTCCAGCTTGGAATATTGAGAATAGTCTGATCTATTGATTATATTTTCATTGCTTGCATCTTTAATTCCTTTAATAAGGATATTATCACCATAAATACATATACCATTTAATGTAGATGCACTTGTGCTTATAGACGAGCCATTTAATAATCCATCGCAAATAATACTATCATATTCTGAAATGTCAATTCTTGCGTACCATATTTTTTGAGTAGCATTATATTGCAATTCTCCGCCATTAGGCTGATTTGTTCCTGTTTCCCATCTTTTTTTATTCCAAACAAGAGCATCTACAACATCCGTTTCCGATCCTTCTATTTTTTTTAACGAAGATTGGATAGGTATCAGTTCTTCTGGTTTAACCACCTTGGCTTTGCTATTGGCTATAACTGATGGAATTATAGAATTATCTTGTTTTGCTTGAATAATGATGTTAATATTGCTTCTGTCGGAATATTTATCCATATTAATAACCGCAGAACTACCCCTCAAATATTCTATTTGTTCGCTACCACTATAAATACTAATTGAAGGGAAAATATCAGAAACGTCTACTTTTTCTGATAGTCCTGACATTTTTAGAGTATCGTAATATCCTACATCTGTCAATTTGGTATGCTTATAATTTTGTTTTTGAATACTATTACCCGCAGACGAATTTGTTTCCCAATCCCATGTGCCATCTATCCATACTGTATTTTCTGTTATAAGATCTTTATCTATAGAGCCTTCTATTTGTGTCTTTAAATAAATTTCCTCATTTTCTAACTCTGAAAGTTCCGTAGTCAGACTTTTTCGTGTATTGGGGTTGACCACCGCATCATAGATGGTAGCCGGGAATATGGTTTGTCCACCCTTGGTCAGTTTATGCATTTTTACCATAATATCTCCTGTTATTAGCCTAAGTTCCGGGGGAACTTAAGCTATCATTATTTTATGTAACTATTTATTTAACTATTAAATCATTATTTCTCTTCCGGTGGCAGAGGAGGTACAAAATCACTCAGCACATCATCATACTCCCTCTCTGACAGAGGGACGCTCTGCACCGCATTGTATGCGGCATAATCCGGATAGGACATGATCTCTGCCGTGCTCTCATCCGTCTTTCCGGCAACGAGGATAACACCTGTATTCTCCACCGATACAAGATTGCAGATGCCATCGGCAAAATCAGCATCGGAAAGATAGTATTCGCGTTTGACCGACAGAGCACCGGGACGTAGTCCATGCCTGTCAAAAATGACCAGCAGACCACCATCATTAAGCCTGCGGCAGTTCTTGTACCCGTGCCCGTCAAACTCCGCAACAACACACCCCGACAGGACTGTGCGGTAAGTAAACCGGAAGGGAGTATTTATATCTCCATTCAGGCTCTTCTCTATGATTTTAAAATCGGACTGATAATTAATTCTTATCATAACTCTTATAATATTGATGTTACATCGTCTATCTCCTCGGCTGTCAGGTATCCGTTCAAGTCAACACTTCCGCCACCTCCTGTCATGCCTGTAGGACTCCATTTCCCCTTTATCTTGCATTCATATATAGGGCCCGGTATGGTATCCCCCACAATAGCCCAGTCACCCACAACAGGAGATGGAACAGCCTCTTCCAGCAATTTAAGAGTAGAAAATAATCCCTTGTTGCGGATACCGTTCTGCTTGACCTTTTCTAGTTCGGTAGAAGTCTTACTAAAGTTGTTGTTAAGACGGTCTGCCGCCTCACTCCAAGTACCTGTCTTATTGATCGAATTCAGTTCCATATCACTTCTTTACTTTTAAAGTCCCGTTTGTCACGACTCCTTCTACTGTCTCATATTCCACATATACCTGACCTGACGAAACATCATCTTTCCCCGGCCAATTACTGCAATCAATATTGGCCACATGCTTATACACATTCACCCCGTTGTATATCGGTTTCATCCCGACCAGCAGCATTTCGCCGTTGGAACCATAAAAGGATACGTTATTGGGATTAAGAATGATATCCGTATTTTCTACATAATTCTGTATTCTGATACGTTCCGGATATACAGTCGTTTCTAGTATCAATTGGTCCCCTGCATATTTCCGCAAAATCAAATCACCATATTCCCATCCGTCCGATGATGTGTCGAACCTTAATATCAAGGTGGCATGTCCTTCAGTCGTGTACATTTCAAGAGTATTTTTATCCGGATCAATGACAATGCGTTTCCCGTCAACAGATGTTTCTACTTTTCCGCGGAAAAATCCGCCCAAGGCTTCAACCACACCGCGGAACTTACCACCCAAGGCATAAATATAGCCACGCAGGAACGTATCGCCACCATGAGTGGCAACGAAGTTCGCCATATTCGCCCATTCTTCATCGGTGGGTTGATAATTCGGATCATTACGAAACCTCATCACGGTCAATATAGCCTGTTGTAACGTGCCACCTGCCCAAAATGCCACATCATCATCGTCATTGTATATGCCGCTAACTCCGGCTGTGACCTTCTGCATCTTGCCATCCTTGTAGTTGCCTAACTGGATCATATTGGCCAATATCAAACCGCCAAGGATGTCCACAGATCCATCCTTGATCGCACTGGCGATATAATTGATTGACTGGAAACCGGCTGTTGCCTTGTCGTTGTCAAGAATTGAAGGTTTCCAGCCGGTAGCGATGGTCCCACGCTCTAACTGAAGGTCACAAACGGTTGCGGTACCACTAAGCATAAAAATACCTGTACCGTTAAATGCGAACTTGAAAGTGTATCTTTGATAACCGGACGTAAGAGACTGAGTTGTGCTGAAATCACCACACGAAACAGCCACAGACACACCTTTAGCTTTAAAGGATATAACATAGTTCTCATTTTTAATCAATGATACGGATTGGGACAAACTACCGATTGCAGCAGAATACCCAGAGCCGGCAGTACTGTCCGCGGATACGGTAGCCACACCCGTCCAATACTTTAATTGTTTACTATACAAATCGGTATCAGCAGACAATTGAGTATCAGAGGACAATGTTTCACTCTCATAATCTCCGGTAAACCCGGAGTTACGCAACAGATTGACCGAGCCGACAGCCGCATTGTCTATCGCATCCTTGGCCTCTTGGGCCAGATCAGCCGCCACCTGTATCTCATCCGGAAGACCTTCCATATTACGCCATCCGGTGGAACCCTGCTCGATATGGAACATACCCTTGATATCAACACCGCCTTTTTGTGTATAACGGATGTAAGTGCTCTCATCCTTGGCACCGATATAGGCATCACCATACACATTGATATAGGCGTGTCCGGTGGACTTGTCAAAGCCCAGCCCGATGACTTCTTTCCCGGCAAAGGCGAAAGAATTGATGCCTTGGTAAAAAATAATGGAAGGCGAAGTTTCATTAACAGAAGAAAGGATTATAGCTGCCTGACGAGTGATGTCCGTCAAGTGTCCCAAGCCAATAATATCATCACCGGCAACCGGGATATCACTGTCCTTGTCGGCATTGGTTTTGCTCAAGTCAATATAGTCAGATCCTACACCTGTCACCTCACGCCAGTAGTAGCGGTTGGATACATTGTGAGATGTTCCTTCTTTAATGTTAAATTCTTGGGCTAATGCTAATGTACCGACTGTAAATTCGTTATTGATTGTAATACCATCGACTTCCGATAAGAAGAAACAGCGGTAGCTCTCATCAAGTTCCTCCACCCTGACACACTTCATTCCGGCCGGAGATAAGATCTGCTCACCACCAACATGCGTCTTCTTTTTCACTTCAAGTTCATCAAAGACAGCCTTAATCTTCACATAAAGCCGGTCAACAACGGCTTGAGAGGTACCATCTTCCAGTACAGTAATTCCACTACCGTTCTTACCAATCAAAAGACCTTTCAAAAAAGTGATCAGCTCATTAGCGATATCTTCTTTATCTTTACGAAGAAAAGTTTTCAACGAGCGTAATGCGGAATACACGTTATGGTCTGTCGCCGGGGTTGAGTCGTGGCTTCCAATCACATACACGCCGCTACCACCACCGCCCGTATAGGTCTGTCCTTTCAGGGTAAGGCTCTCAACCTTCTCCTCCAGCTCGCCGATACGAGAATAGGAGGCGGTTTCCCCAACAGTATAGACAGGTGAGTCAAACGGGAAATCCAAGTTAAATTCAAAACCGATAATCCTTGACTGCCTTCCGTTATCGAAATAGGCTTTGTTAATAAGATTAACCTTTTGACCAATGCTGTAGAGGTTATGAATGCCGTCCTCGCGGTATGCGTCACCGGACATCATCGTGCAGTCGTAAGTACTCGGGTCAACCTTTGATTTGGAAGCGTATTTTTCCGTCTTGACCTTCAGTTCCTGTTCTGCAGCACCCACAAGCCCCAGTTCGGTTATTTTCGTGCTGTCCCAGCCGGATAGTACATATTCATCTCCATCCTGGGGAAAGAGCACATCGCCGGGAAGTGGTCTGCCGTAGTCCTCATTCCTGACTATCTCCCAAAGCTGTGCCTCAGGGTTCCATCCGCCATCCTCCAGCTTCTCCGGCTTTCCCTCAGGATTGAACTTCACGGCGAACTCCAGACCGTTGAGAAGCCCGGACGCGAAACGTATCCTCAGCTCCTGATCGGGGAGGATATATTTCTCGGAAAAGTTAACACCTGTATCCCTGAAACGGTAGGCATTCCATTTTTCCTCAGTGGTTGTGCCGTCCTCATTCTCCACCTTGTCCGTCACCTCGATGGTAGTAACATCCGACATGGTGCCCGTTCTTCGGGGATAGACTTCATCGAAGATAACCACCTGTTCAATGGCTTCCTCGGTGGTCATATTGGGATAAGCGTCTATGTACGGGGTTCCTTCGGGTAACATCAGCCTGCGCTGCACCACACCGTTCACAACCACGGTCTCATCAACCGGACGGTAGTTAGAAGGGATGTTCTTTGTCGAGCCGAAAGCATAGATTCTTGTCGCATAGGTGGACCGGGATTCAGATCGTGGCATTTCTTGCACGTTTTTCTCGATCTCGAAGTCCACCGCGTCGCCAAACTCACAACGCCCGAAATGGATTATATTCTCGGTTATCCAGCACTCGCAATCCCATTTTTTCGCCATGGAGAAACAGGCATCCAAAATGTTGATGTTCTCATAAGACATCAGTTGTGATTTGTTCTCTACCGTACTGTCAATGGAGAAAACAAAATCCTGTCCTTTGTATGTGTAACCAAGAGCCTTTAAATTTCTCAGGACTATACCGGCTTGTACGTCAAGCGGGGCAGTCAGGTTCCAGGACGCCTCCTGTCCGGCCGTCTCCGGGGTATATTTGAAGATTTTGTTTTTCCATTTCCAATAATAGGCATCAAGCTGAAGCTCATAGTCGTAGCCGACGGTATTGGTGTTGAATGCGGGCTTCTGCAAGTCGCACACCTCGAACAATCCGAAGTCACACTCCACGTATGAGCCAAGTTTGAAATATATGGGATTATCCAAGGAGAACTTTAATGTGATGTAGTCCTCCTTCATCAGAGTGAACTTACGCTTACAGCCTTCATTAATCAGAGTTGTAAGCAGGATAGCACCGGATATGTCTTTGATGTCGATTTGTTTCATGTCTTCAAAGTTCGGAGATAAAAAAAAGAGTGCCCAATTTTGAGCACTCACATACACGACAATAAAACCAATGTCGTGAATTAAGTTCTGTTGGCCGAATTATTTCCTTTTATTCCGCACATACAATAAAGTCTTATCTTTTGTTATAAGACACTCGCGAATCGCTTTTTGTGTCATTTCCTCGCCAAACCTATTATAGAATAACTTTATGGTACAATTGCCCACACCTATTATTTGAACTAAATAGGGTGTGTTATCCACACCCTATCATCTACTTTCGCCCTTCCGGGCTCGGATTTGGCTCATTGAACTTGGCTGAAATTTTTCCGAAAGTTCGGTCTAAACTCTGTGCGTAAGTGATACTTTTACCGAGATAAACCAGATGATAAATCTCGCTACTATTAGCCGAGACTTGAATATCAACCTTGCCCTTATAAAGTTCATCGAAGAAAGCTTTTTTCTTTGCTTGATAATCAGATTGGGAATTTCCTTCAATTGTAAAAGAAAGTGTTATTTCCCTCTCATCGACTTTCGGATTATTGATTATTACCCGCTTCCCATGTTCAAGTCTGCTTTTGTTCTCAATAAAATCCTTCATGGGAGCGGATGCCCCAATAGCATCAAGAAACCCCTCTCCCATTCTCACACCCCATGTCGTGTAAGCGTTTTCGCCATTAATTAATAATTCATCCATAGACTATAATTTTGCTGTATTCTTTTTAACTTCTGCTATATCTCTTTGCATCTGTTGAATAGGTTTGACGATTGCCCCTGTATTTTCTGAAATCTGTACCAATTCAAGATAGGATTGCGCTATCAAATCCCGCGTATCATCAGCAATATTTCTTGTTTCCGTATTTATGGAAAGTAGAGCATCTGCTTTTACTGTCAGTAGATTAAGTGATTGAGATTGAATGATATTCTGATTCTTTATCTCTTCTCCTGCAATATGCAATGCTGTAAACCTACCGCTTAGTTCTCCTGCATCTTCATGTGTCATTTCAGTGCCGAACCCTCTTGATGAAGAAGATTGGGAATAGGACTCCTGTGAAATCTTGTCATATCCGGTTGCTGCGGCAAGCTCGTCACGGAGCTTCATGGCTTCCTCCACATATTTCATATATTCATCCTGCAAGGCTTCTCTCTCTACTTCGGTCAGATTGTTATCCTCCATGGCGGCACCGAACTTCTTCCACCACTCTTCGAGTTTCTCGCTGTACATTTCACCGATTTTATTACTCAGCATGGCACGCATGAAATACTCTGCTATATCTTCCGCTGCATCTTTAGCTTCATACTTCATATCCATAAGATTGTTCACAAAGCTGTCAAACATTCCATCGAAAGTGATACCAGTAAGACCTTCATAGAGTTTGTCTGTAAGTTCTTCCAGCTTACCAGCTTGCTCAACATAATCATTCAACTTGTCAGTCAAACGCTCACCATAACCACCCTTGCCAGTATTCTGAATCTTCTCCCACATATCAACATTACTGCGGAGCACTTTCATCTCTTCAGGAGAAAGGGACCATATATCACCGTTCCAGTTTCTGCCTATCTGCTGGCTAAGACGAGAGATTTCCTCTTGGTTGAATCCTCCCCAATAGTAGTTCCAGCTATGATGGGAATTGGAGTATCTAGCCTGTTCCTGTGCAATTTTTTTATAGTTTTCTTCCGTCTCTTTTTGCAGTTTCTTCGCATCAGCATACGCGGAAACGGACTTTGTTCCCTTGCTGGCTTCCATTACATCTGTCAAATCCTCAATAGCGGTTTGTAGTGTTTCATTTCGATCGGTAAGCCTATTAATAGCTTCCTCGACTTCTTTTTTATTACCACCAATACCAAACAAAGAATTAAAACCGCCGAAAGAAATCGCATTGAGGATATTGCCTATCCCGTTTTTCAGAGATTCTCCAATTGTTACGAATAAATCACCTGACAAGACATCACCGATAATTCCGCTGACTGCATTCAGGACAGCGTCAAGCAAACCACCCACAAGATTGCTCAATCCGTCTTTGAGTACGTCAATGATGGACAGAATCCATCCGACAATGGGGACCTCCTTAAGAGATTCTGACGTCTTGCCTATCACGTCTTTGAATCCGTTCACGGTTTTGATAATTCCACTGTATGCGTCATATAGTCCGCCCGAAGAAAGTTGTTGCAATCCTCCCAATATATTTTCCATGCTCGCTTTCAGTTTGGTTGCGGTATCGGATACATTTTGTTGGGCTTGATTGGCGATGTCTGTCTGTGTCTTTACGTTGGCGGACGCAATGTCTGCATTCTGCTGCGCTGTTTCAAGAGCGTTTGCAGCGGCTTGTTTCTCGCTTTCTGTTCCGTCCTTTTGTGCCTTGGCGTAGTCCTCTTGCGCCTTTTGAAGTTTCTCTAAGGCGTCCGTTTCGGTTTCTACGGCATAGATGCGGTTTTGCTCAGCTGTCTGATAGGCTTTTACATCCTCTCCAAGTTTCTTGAAGTTGACTCCACTTGTACCACCCAAAGACTTTTCCATCTGGCTGA